AAACACGCCATCATTCTGGATCATGTCGGGAACTGCTTACGCCATGGCCTGCCGAATGAGGTTCGCGCCTGGTCGCTTGACGGTGACCCGGATCGGGGCAAGAAGAAAAAAGCGGAACAGCAGATGCGGCTGCAACAGTGCCCGAAGTGCTTTGCGGTCCACAAGCCGAACCCGCGTTGTCAACAATGCGGTCATGTTTATTCGCCTGATGAGCTGATTCCGGAAGTTGCTGACGGCGAGCTGCACGAGATCGATGCCGCTGAGATCATGAGGATCAAGGCCGAACGTCTCCGCAAGCAGGGATCTGCGAAGACGTTGCAAGATCTTGAAGATTACGCCAAGCAGATGGGGTATAAGCCGGGGTGGGCTAAACACGTCTGGAACAGTCGGGCGAAACGGCGGGGCAGTAGCGGTAACGCCGGGAGGGGTTTTTCTTTGGCTGGAGTTTAACATAATGTGAAATCAACGGATGTGAAATCAACGGATGTGAAATCAACGGATGTGAAAACAGCACACGCGAAACGGAGGATATATGGCCTGCTTCATCTGCACCAGATCGGGAATCAAGTCTTGCAACAACGAGTGTCCATTTGACCACGAATACCCGTGCCGCGATTGCCAGCGCAGTGGCCACAGCGAACGCGTCACGGATGACAACAGGGAGGATGGCGATGACTCAGAATAATTCAACGCATAGCAAATCAACGACCAGGCCCACAAAAACCACGATGCCAAGCACCACAGAAAAGGAGATGCAAAACCTTATCTTCGCGGCGATTGGTGGGCGGCGCGATGTGCGCCTGTTTCGCAACAACGTCGGCGTTGCCTACATGGGCAAGGCGGTGACGATCCAGAAGCCGACAGCGGTACGGCTTGAACCTGGTGATGTGGTGATCCGTGGTGCCCGCCGCGTCAAGTTCGGACTGCATGCCGGTAGCGCTGACCTGGTTGGCTGGCGGACGCTGTTGATTACCCCAGCGATGGTCGGTCGCAAGATCGCGCAGTTCCTCAGCCTTGAGATCAAAACCAGAAGTGGCCGAGTTTCGGAGGAGCAGGATCAGTGGGCGGGTGTCATTATCGCTAACGGTGGCCGCGCTGAAATCGTTCGGAGTGTTGACGATGCGGTGCGAGCTGTTGAGGGGGGTGTGTGATGGGGTTCAGAATATCAAACCAAATGGCAATGAATTTTGACGAATTGACAATTGATAGTTTCGCCGGTGGTGGCGGGGCCAGCACCGGCATTGAACTGGCTCTTGGTCGCCCGGTCGATATCGCCATTAATCACGATGACGGCGCGATCCGGATGCACGAAATCAATCATCCCCAAACAAAGCACTATCCAAAGTCTGTATGGGAAATAGACCCCCGCAAGGTCTGTGGTGGCCGCCAGTTGCTGAGGCTCTGGTTCGAGCAAATGTTTCAGAGCAGAAGCAGATAAGAATGGAGGTCGCATGATGGATTTCACAGAGCAGACAATAAACCACCACACAGCATTCTACTGCGGAAGCTATAAGATTGTGCCGCGCTTTATTCGTGAGCTCGGCAGCGTCAGATTTTACGCCTACTACAAGCCTGCCGGCTGGAAATGCTGGGGCAACAGGGTGTGCAAGACAACGGAGAACTATCCTGACTTTGAATCTGCTGTCGCGGCCTGTGCCGATCATGATTCGCGGGAGAATTGACATGGCCCTCTCGCGTGAACAAATGGACGTTTTCGGGCTGGCCGTCGAGGTGATCGAGTGCAACGGCACGAAGGCGATGGATCATTCCGCGGCAACCAGGGTGCAGTGTTCATCATTCCACGGCCAGCGCCCGGTGATCGAGTGGGCGGTTGATTATCTGAGTCGGTTGCCAACAAATGATGAACTGTCCCGGCTGATCAGCCTGGCACACTTGCCGATTAAACATCACTGGTCGCGCCATGAGATAAGTCGCTGCGGTGGGGCTGTCAGGGGATTTTATCGACGGGTGCACACCTCGGGACTCTACAACCAGGGTGTTCACTATTTACATATGCTGGAGAGATAACGATGGTCGGGAGCACAGGGACAACAGGGAACACATCAAGAAACACCGGGAACGCCTCCGGCAAAATAGACTTCGATACAATAAATTCTGCTGCTTTGGCATGCTATCCGTCACTGCTTGAACGCTGGCTGCCTGGTGGCAAGCAGTCTGGCCGCGAATATGAGTGCGGGGATATCTCTGGAGGTGCCGGCAAGTCAATGAAGGTCAACATCGATTCGGGCCGGTGGTCTGATTTCGCCGGTGCTATCAGCGGGGGTGATCCGATATCGCTGTTCGCGGCGATCAACGGAATCAGCCAGGGCGATGCAGCAAAGCAGCTCGGGGATGACTTGAGCGTTGCGCCGATCAGCCCACGGCACAGAAAACCAACCGAACAAAAGCCAAAAGAAAAACAGAAATGGACACCCTTGCCCGTTGCTCCACCAGATGCCCTGCCGGCCGATTTTAACCACTACAAGCACGGCACGCCATCAAGGACATGGGAATATAAAAACACTGACGGCGCCCTGATCGGTTACGTGTGCCGCTTTGACATGCCCGATGGCAGCAAGGAAATCATTCCGATAGCCTGGTGCGCTTGTGATTCAGCGCCTCAGTCATGGCGCTGGCTGTCGTTCGGCAAACCAAGGCCGCTCTATAACCTGCCGTCGCTGGCGCTGGAAGGCAATGTCATCATCGTTGAGGGCGAGAAGTGCGCCGATGCTTTGCAACCGTTGGCCAGTGAGCTCAGTTGTCCGGTGATCAGCTGGCCAGGGGGAGGCAAGGCGGTGAAGCATGCCGACTGGACACCACTGGCAGGGCGCAAGTGTTTGATCTGGCCGGATCATGATGATGCAGGATATTCAACGGCTGCGGATATATCGAAAACCCTTGGTCAACTCGGATGTGAGATCAGGACCTTGACCCCGCCACAGGATAAGCCGAAGGGGTGGGATTGCGTGGACTGGATTGCAGAGCCCGACACTGACAACCCAACCATGAATGCAAACGACCTGATCATGTTCATCCGCGAGGGGGTGGAACGGCAGGCTCAGGAAGATCAACAGCCTGGCCATTCGGATGAAGACGCCCCGCCGCCTGACGAAAACCCAGCAACAACGGAAACCACCGCAGACGAGCCGCCAGACCGTGAGAGCTTCCCGTTCTATTTCCTCGGTTACGATCGCGGAACCTTCTACTACCTGTCGAAATACACCAAGCAGGTGGTGGAGCTCCGGGCCGAATCCCATCAGGGGAGGGCGCTGCTGCCGCTGGCCCATTTGTCATGGTGGGAGCGCAAATTCCCCGGGAAAAACGGCATAAACTGGGAGGCCGCAGCGGACACGATGATTCGGATCAGCAGCAGTGCCGGGATATTCGACCCGGCACGTATCCGCGGCCGTGGCGCGTGGGAGGATAACGGCAGATCGGTTTTGCATACAGGCGGATATCTGGTTGTTGACGGGACACAGCAGCAGATCAACAACTTTGAAACAAAATACATCTACGAGGTCGCTCAAGACATGGATCAGCAGATCAGTGGCCGGCCGTTGTCGTCACCTGATGCGAACAAATTAAAACAGATATGTGAGCGCCTTTCATGGACGAAATCAATCAACGCGGCGTTGCTGGCCGGGTGGTGTGTCGTGGCTCCGATCTGTGGGGCTATGCGCTGGCGTCCACACATCTGGATCACTGGCAGCAAGGGTACCGGCAAGTCGTGGATACTGGAAAATATCATTAAGCCAACGGTCGGAGGATCGGCCCTGTCAGTGACATCATCAACGACAGAGGCGGGAATCAGGCAGACGCTGAACCACGATGCCAGACCAGTTGTGTTCGATGAGGCGGAAGGGGAGGATAAGGGCGCACAACGGCGCATTCAATCGGTGCTTGAGCTGGCGCGACAGGCCAGCAGTGAGGCGTCAGCGGCCATCTTCAAGGGGACGGCAACAGGCCGCAGCATGTCGTTTCACATTCGGAGCTGCTTTCTATTTGCGTCGATCGGCGTCAACATTACTCAAGACAGCGATTCCAGCCGAATCACGGTGCTGTCCCTGAAGCCGGACAACAATGCGGAAAAGTTTGAATCTCTCAGGGATGATGTATTTTCACTGTTGACCCCGGAATATTGTTCGGCGCTGCGGTCGAGGTCGGTTTCGCTGATCCCGATCATCAGAAAGAACGCTGAAATATTCGCCAGGGCAGGGGCTGAATATCTTGGCAGCCAGCGCACTGGTGACCAGATCGGGGCGTTGCTGGCGGGGTATTATTCGCTATTTTCCAACAAGGAAGTATCCCTGTCGGCAGCGCGGGACTGGATCAAAAAACAAGCCCATAGCTGGGACGAAATCACTGAGGGGAACGAGGAATCTGACGAACACCGGTGCCTCTATGCCATCCTCGGGCACGTGGTGAAGGTCCAGACCAGAACCAAGACGCTAGACATGAGTTTGGGCGAACTGATCTCCATTTCAACCTATCAAAAGCATGATCATGTCGGCCGTGATGAGGCGGAGAATATCGTCAAAAATCATGGAATAAGACCCGACACCATCCTGCCGAAAGACTACTTTATTGTCTCAAATACGGACCAGAGGATTAAAAAACTACTGAAAGATACCCCGTGGGCGAACGGCTGGAATCAACTTTTACAACGAATTGAGGGTGCAGAGAAGAAATCTGCGGTCACTTTTTCGGCCGGTGTGAGGACTCGCGGAACAGTTTTACCTGTTACGTTGTTATTTGATGAGACGAAAAATCATCAAACGAGCTTCGAATAAAATGATCCACACTGTCATCAAATAACTCTGATTTTTCTGTTTTTCTGTGCTTTGCAACAAAAAGCTGTTGCAAGTGAACGGGCGTTGCAATCCCTGTTGCGGGGTTAAGCGCCCGTTTTTATTTGGGAATTTGGCGCTTGCAACAGTTGCAACCGTTTTTCCAAAAATATAGATATATAGAGAGAAAAAAAGAAATACATTTTTAGTTTAAAAGGCACCACACGTAAAAGAAGAAAAAATATAAAGCTCACGTATATATATATAATATTCATAAATATTGTTGTTGTTGTTGCAAGGGGTTAAAAACCTGAACAATTTCAAATAGTTAGAAATTTTTCGATTGCAACAGCGCTTGCAACAGTTGCAACAACAATCAATATTTTATAGAGATTACAGTAACTTATCGTTGTTGCAAGCATTCGGATGGGTGTTGTTGTGTTCCTGAACAGCATTTGACAACACGGATTGAGATTGGTAGTCTGCCGCGGTCTACATCACAAAGCAAAAACGGGTCGTACCAGAAACGCGCGTCCCGGAGTGTCTTCATATCGCGAGGTATGGAGGCGGTTGCTTTGTGGCCGTAGACAACGCTCCGGGACTCTTTACGCCTGGGGCTCAAATCGTCTGCAACACAAAGCGGGGGCCATCATGACAGAACAAAACGAACACCCAGAACAAAACTCACATATCGGCGATGATGAAGATCGCCGGTTATCAGATCGCAGGAAGGCAGACAGGCGCAGCGCGAATATCGCCACGAACAATTGTCGGCTAAAATTTTCCTTCATAGAAAAGGTTCTCAGAACAGAATCAATCGATCTTAACAGCAGCGATCGTCACGGCCTGGGCCTGATAGCTGCCGACCTCATACGGGACATTCAGGATATCCCTGTCGGTTGTTGCCAGGGCGAAGGGCACTAACGGAACCGCTCAGACCGGAACCGCTCAGACCGGAACCGCTCAGACCGGAACCGCTCAGACCGGCACAGGCCAACCACTCCCCCGCCAACAAACCCCATCAAAATATTTATTTCACATGATGTGAAATTTTTTCTTGCATGCCGAGGGTGAATATGGCATGTTTTTTATACGATGTATTTCGTGTCTCTACCGCCTGAGCCGCGAACCATTCTCCAAAGCATAGAAGGCTCACAGTACTCCCGGCTGTGGGCCTTCGCTATTTCTGGGGCAGCAGAGATGCCACCCAAACCACGCAAGCCATGCTCAAAGCAAGGATGCCCGAAGCTCACAACGGAACGCTTCTGTGAGGGTCACGCCAAGCAGGAACAGCAACGATATGATCAGCAGCGGGGGACAGCAGCAAGCCGAGGGTATGGTGTACGTTGGCAGAAGATTCGGCGCAACGTCCTGAACGATGAGCCACTTTGTCGACGGTGTGCAGCTGAGGGGATCATTAAGCCAGCTGATCTGATTCATCACGTTGACAGAGATTCAACCAATAACGACAGATCAAACCTTGAGCCTCTGTGTTCAAGGCATCACGAAGATGAGCATAAACACGAAAGATGTGGTTAAATGTTGGGCAGACAGGAGACCCTAACCACGGAGGATGTTTATGCAACTAACAAAAATCACCAAGAAGCATTGCAACGAATGCGGCAAAGAGCAGAAGTTTGAAAAGCACACGGCGCGAAGAGGTGCGGGAGATATCCTGCTGACGTTCTTCTCCTTGGGTGCTTGGTGGATACTGAGAAAAATAGCAGACCAGCCTTATCGGTGTAGCGTTTGCGGAAGCAAATAGGCCCCCCCTCCCCCGGGGCGGGTCGAATCTCTAAATCAACGCAGATCCTAGACCGACGGGGAGTCAAATTTTTGCACGCCCAAAATTAGGATTCTGAAATTATGGCACAGGGACGCAGGCCAATAGGGAACGCAGTGAAGAGGGCCAGGGGTGAGACGCGACCGCATAAAATGCAAACCGCCGAAGTCCTCGACTTTCCCGTTGTGCATAAAATCCCTGATCCGCCTGAGTGGGTTAATTCTGCGGGCTGCGATTTGTGGAATGATATGGCTCCGGCTTTATTTCGGCAGAGGGTCTTGACCCACGCAGATCTATATGCCCTCGGTCACTTGTGCCAGCTGCACGGCGAGATCGTTGACGGCTATCAGCGCCGCATCCAACCCACGGCCGCCCAGCTGGGGCAGATGAGGATGTACTTTTCAGAGTTCGGCATGACCCCATCGAGCCGGACCAAGATAGGCAAGGCCGGTGATGGTGACAAGGGCAACGCGTTCAAAAAGAATAAAGCACCAGCCGACCGACCATAACAGAAATTACGCGCAGATAGCCTACGAGTTCGCGCGTGAAGCCGTCTCGGTTAAGGGGAAGAAGAAGCACAACAAGTTTGTCAGGATGGCCGCACGTCGCCACCTTGACGACCTGAAGAAGAAGAACTGGCTGTTTGGGTTTAACACCTGGCACGCCAACAACATCTGCGACTTTATCGAAAAGCTACCCCACATCGAAGGGGTATGGGAAACACCAACCATCAAACTTGAGCCACCGCAGATTTTCATCCTGTGCGTTGTGTTCGGGTGGCGAAGGCCGGACGGGTTAAGGCGGTTCACTAACGTCTATATCGAGATAGCACGCAAAGGGGCAAAGTCAACCTTAACGGCTGGCGTTGCCCTTTACTGTTTGTGCTGTGAAGATGAGGTCGGGCCACAGGTGATCATCGGCGCGACAACCGGCGAACAGGCCAAGAAGGTTTTCAACCCGGCGCAGCAGATGGTCAAAAAGAATGCTGAGCTGCGGGAAGCGTTCGGCGTTGAAGCCTGGGCCAGGTCGATCACCTGCCAAGACTCAGGCGGGTTTATCCAGTGCATCAACTCAAAGAGCTCGACACAGGATGGGTGGAACCCACACGTTGGCATCCTTGATGAGCTTCACGCTCACAAAGAGCGCGGCTTGTATGATGTTATCCGATCAGCGTTCGGTGCCAGGAAGAACCCGCTCATGTGGTGCATCACCACAGCCGGCTACATCCTTGACGGTGTTTGCTACGAACAGCGGACGCTGGTTGACAAGATCCTGCATGGCCTGGTGGAAGCCGATCATTACTTCGGGATCATTTTCACCCTTGATGAGGGTGATGACGTCCTTGACCCGCGAGTGTGGATCAAGGCGAACCCCATGCTTGGGATCACGCCGACGCTTGACAGTATGGAGTCGTTCGCCATTGAGGCCGCAGCAAGCCCCGATTCGATGGGGGAGTTCAGCACTAAGCGCCTGAACATCTGGACAACGGCCAAGGGCGCATGGATCAACATCGAGTTGTGGAAGAAGGGCAGCGGCGCGGTTGATCTTGACTGGCTGGCTCAGTATCCCTGCTACGGTGGGCTTGACCTGGCGAGCGTGTCGGACATCACCGCGTTTGTGTTGGTCTGGTTGATTGAGGGCAGGCTTTACGTGTGGGGCCGGTACTACTTGCCGGAAGAGACAGTTACCCCCCGAACGAAGAAAGCCAACGTCCCATATCAACGCTGGGTGAACGAGGGCTATTTAACCGTCACCCCCGGCGCTGTCACTGATTACGAGTTCGTTAAGAAAGACGTGATGGCCGCGCTTGATCGGTTTGACGTTCGTGAAATCGGTTACGACTCATGGAACGCAACCCAGACCTGTAATGACCTGATCGAGCTTGGTGCTGAAATGGTCGAGATGCGGCAGGGGGCCAAGACCTTCAACCCGCCGATGCAGGAACTTGAGCGACATATCAGATCGGGAACCATGAATCATGGTGGCAACCCGGTTCTGTCGTGGATGGCGTCGAACGTCGTTGCCAGGCGCGATGCCAACAACAACATGGCGCCGGACAAGAAATACTCACAGGAAAAGATTGACGGCATTGTCGCTCTGTTGATGGGGCTGGGCAGGGCCGCTGTGCATAGTGATAACGATAGCGTCTACGAGGAACGCGGGATCGTGACGTTCTGAGTGAGGTCCGGGCATTGAAGATTCAGAACTACATCAAAGAGATCTACGGATTTGCAGGGCTCGGGCTGATCGGCTTCGGGCTCTTCTTATTTGATCCGCGTCTTGCTTATATCACCGTCGGGGCATTGCTTTTCATAACGGCCTTAATCGCTTCGGTGCGGGGAAAATAAATGTTTTTTGACCTGTTCAAGCCAAAAAGCTACGGACCCGAAGACCTTGAGCGCGACCTAAAGTGGGCTTATGGTGGCGGCGAGACTTACGCGGGCATGGCGGTTTCGGAAGAATCAGCACTGAGCGTTGCGGCCGTGTTTGGTTGCGTTCGGGTATTGGCTGAAGATGTCGCAAAAATACCCCTGATTTTCTACCGCAGGATTGAGCGTGGTAGAGAAAGAGCACCTGATCACCGGCTGTATGATCTGCTGCACAACCGTCCAAACGAATATCAGACATCGGCAGAATGGCGCGAAATGATGCAGGGCCACGCCGCGTTGCGCGGCAACGCATATTCCCTGATCAGCCGCGACTCTATGGGTCGGGTGTTGGAGCTTCTACCACTGCACCCCGACCGCTGTGAACCGAAGATGAGCACAAAGCTTGAATTGACCTACGAGGTGACGTTTGCTGACGGATCCACCACAAACCTAAAAAAGGAAAACATCTTCCATCTGCGCGGGATGTCAACCAACGGATATTCCGGGCTGTCCGTTATCGGTCGAGCCCGTCAAGCAGTAGGCCTTGCTAGCGCAACAGAAAGATACGGTGCGCAGCTGTTCAAGAATGGGGCAAGACCTGGCGGCGTATTGAAACACCCCCACAAGTTTTCCAGTAAAGAAGTCGCTGAACGAGTGCGTGACTCATGGGACCAGGCAACATCAGGAAGCAACGCCCATCGGACAGCAGTTCTGGAAGAGGGGATGGAGTGGACACAAATCGGCATGACCTCAGAGGATGCGCAGTTTCTTGAAACTCGCAAGTTCCAGATGGTCGATATCTGCCGCTTCTTCCGCGTTCCACCGTATAAGATTTACGCTGATATGGAAAAGGCCAAAGGGTGGAGCACCCTGGAACAGCAGACACGGGACTATCTGAATGATTCGTTGCTTCCATGGCTGGTCAAGTGGGAGCAGGCCATATCAACCAGACTGCTGACGCAGACCGAGCGGGCGATTTACTACCCTGAATTTCTATTTGAAGGGCTGTTGCGCGCCGACACCAAGTCGCGGCAGGAAGCCTTGCAGATCCAGCGCCGCAACGGGATCATCAACGCCAATGAATGGCGTCAGATAGAAAATATGAACCCACGCACCGACCCCGGCGGCGATGAATACATCTACGAAAAAAACATGACGACCGGAGACGATGATGCCAAATCGAATGATGCCACGCAACAGTAAGCGCGCCGAAGCGGTCGCCAACTACTGGAACAAGAATCTCGACAAGCGCGATTGGTACAACATCGCCGCCAACGGCAACATCGCCGAAGTCCGTATCTATGATGTTATCGGCTGGCCGTTTGTCGATGCACAGGATTTCTTGCGTGAGCTCGACGCCCACAGGGGCAAAGACCTGGTCGTATCAATTAACTCCCCCGGTGGCGATGTGTTTGATGGGTTCGCAATCTTCAACGCTCTGAGCCGCTGGCAAGGGAATGTCACCACCAGAAATGACGGACTGGCCGCGTCGGCAGCGTCCTACATCCTGATGGCCGGCAAGCGTGTTGAATCTGCGAAGAACGCCTTCACCATGATTCACAACGCATGGGGTCTGGTTATCGGCGAACAAGCCGACATGATCAAGACTGCCGCCTTCCTTGAGAAGATCGATGCAGCGATTGCAACTCACTACGTCGACAAGACCGGCAAGCCCATTGCTGAAATCCGCAAACTAATGGATGACGAAACATGGTTCACCGGCGAAGAAGCCAAGGACATGGGGCTTGTCGATAGCATCACCAACGAGAAGCGAACAAAGAATGCATTTAACTTGAGTGTTTATGATCAAACACCTGATGCGTTACTTGCAGAATTTGAAGGAGAAGCGCCAACGGAACGAAACATTGAACGCGCTCTGCGGGATGCAGGACTAAGCCGCGCTCAAGCCAAGGCGTTTGTCAGTTCCGGTATTGGCTGTCTGCGGGATGCTGACAGCAATCTGCGGGATGCAGATGCATCAGAACTAAAGAACATCATGAACAACATCATGAACAAGAATATTAACCTGTGGCGATAACAAAACAAATAGGAGCATAAAAATGGACCTTACCGAATTTAAAAATCTGCTGGAAAAGCAGAACCAAGCCTTCGCAGAGTTCAAATCTGCAAACGATGAGCGCCTGAAGCAGATCGAAGCCAAAGGCACCGCCGACCCTACCACGGTGGCCAAGGTTGACAAAGCCAATGAGGACATTGGCAAAATCAACGATCAGCTTGAGGCTGTCGAAAAGAAGATGAACCGCATCGGCATGGGCGGCAGCGACGAACAAGTGAAGAACGCCGAATACACCAAAGCGTTCAACACCTACTTCCGCAGGGGCGACGTTCAGGGCGCGCTCTCCACCGGCTCTGATGCCGATGGCGGCTATGCCGTTCCGGAAGAGCTTGACCGCACCATCATCGATCTGCTGCGCGATGAAACTCCCATGCGGGCAGTTTCTAACGTGATTCAGGTTGGCACCAATGATTATAAGCGCCTGGTCAACAAGCATGGCGCAGCTGCTTCTTGGGTCGGAGAGGAAGACGCACGGCCCGAGACTGGGACTCCAACGCTGGCCCAGATCGTCGCGTTTATGGGCGAGCTGTACGCCAACCCGGCAGCAACCCAGCAGAGCCTTGACGACATTTTCTTCAATGTTGAAACCTGGCTGCAGGATGAAGTTCGCCTTTCCTTCTCCGAGACTGAGAATCTGGCTTACACCTCCGGCAACGGCACCAACAAGCCGAAAGGCTTCCTCAACTACAGCACCACTCCCACCAGCGACGGAACACGGGCCTTCGGCACCCTTGAGCATGTTGTTACCGGAGTTGCTGACAACTTCGCAGCAACAAACCCGGCAGACATCTTGTTTGACCTCATCTACAAGATGCGCCCCGGCTATCTGACCAACGCCCGGTTCATGATGAACCGCAACACCTTGTTGACCGCTCGCAAGTGGAAAGACGGACAGGGCAACTACCTGTGGCAGCCGTCCGCTCAAGCCGGTGAACCGGCAACCCTTGCAGGTTACCCCGTCATGGCAAATCCTGACATGCCCGATGTTGCAGCCGCCTCACTGCCGATTGCCTTTGGTGACTTCCGTCGCGGCTACACCATCGCTGACCGGATCGGCACCCGCGTCTTGCGCGATCCGTACACCAACAAGCCCTACGTGCATTTCTACACAACCAAGCGCGTCGGTGGCATGGTCGCCGACTCACAGGCTATCAAGCTGATCAAGTGTAGCGCCTAAGAGCTGTTGACAAGAACATAACCCAAAAAAAGGAGGCCCCCGGCGAATAACCGGGGGTTTTTTATTATGGCGATTACCAAAAAACAAGCTGAAAAAGCAAAGGAAGAGCAGCAGCCGCCCGCTGACCAACAGCAGCCGCCAGCTGACCAGCAGCAGCCGCCCGCTGACGACTCCGGACTGGTGAAAGTCAACCTAAAGCGTGAGTTCAAGTTCTGGGATGGGCAGCAGGTCAACGTCTATCAACCAGGTGAAAACGAAGTCACCGCAGAGTGTGCCAAGTGGGCCGCTGACGCTGGCGCGATTGTCGAAACCAAGAGCAAGGACTGATCGCCTATGATCACCCACGTCTCCACAGTGTCAGTGTCAGAGCCGGTGACAATAAGAGAGGTCAAAGACCATCTGCGCATAACAACGGCGGCGTCAGACACCGTTCTTGCCAACATGATTACCACAGCTCGACAGCAGGCCGAAGACTTTATGCGCCGGACAATTATGCCCAGCACAATTGTCGGTTCCATTGATAGCCTGTGTGGGGACGTTATTGACTTGCCTTTCCCACCGCTACGGTCGGTGACATCTATAACGTACATTGACAACAACGGGGACCAGCAGACCGTCGCTCCCGAAACGTATTCTCTTGACATTCCGGGCATGCGCATCCTTCGTGCCTATGGCCAGTCGTGGCCGCGTGGAAGAGCCGAAAAGGGCTCGGTTAAAATTACCTATGTGGCAGGGTACGAATCCATTGCCGCTGTTCCGGAAAAAATAAAAACGGCCATCATCCTCTTGGTTGAGTATTTGTATGATGGCCATGAGCCCAGCAGAAACGCAGCAGAAGCCATGTTGTGGCCTAGTAGGGATCTCAGATGAGATCCGGAACGCTTCGTCACCACATTCAGATCCAGCAGAAAACCACCGCGCAGGACAGCTTTGGTGCGCCCGTCGAGACATGGGCAGTGTTTGCGACGGTGTGGGCAGAGATCAAGCCAGCGAGCAGCACCGACCGCGCAGCGTTTAACCAGGCAACGGCACCGGAAACAACCCACAAGGTCAATATCCGCTATCTGGCAGGGGTCACCTCTGCCATGCGAGTGATGTTTGACAGTCGTGTCTTTGAGATCATCGCGCCCCCGTTGAACTGGGATGAGCGCAACAGGGAGTTGACGTTGATGTGCCGGGAGCTGTCGTGAATGAAAGCTACGAAGTCAACGGCCTGAAGGAGCTCAACAAGGCATTAAAGCAGTTTTCTGTCGAGGTTGAGCGCAAGATCCTCCGCAGCATTGTTCAGGCCGGCGGGCAGGTTGTCGTTAAAGCCGCAAAAGAGAATGTGCCGGTTGATTCTGGCGCTCTTCGTGATGGGATCATCCGAAGGGCAGCAAAGGGGGCAAAGACCCCAGGCAAAGTGGTTGTGAATGTTGGGACCGCAACTGAGGTTTTTTATGGAGTATTTTTGGAGCTGGGAACGTCAAGTATCCCCGCGACTCCATGGCTCAGGCCGGCGCTCGATGACAATGTAAGTAAGATTATCACCGCCATGCGAAAAAGAGCAGAGAAGCGCATCGAAAGAGAAGCAGAAAAGGCCGCACAAAAAGCTGGCTCGTTGAAATATAAGAGGCGCTGAGGGACAAAGGACAAGCGATGTTCATCGAACAATTACTCTATACCGAGCTATCAACGGCACCGGCAACAGCGGCCATCGTCGGAACCCGGATCTTCCCCCTGGTGCTGCCAGAAGGAACAGAGCACCCGGCGATTGTGGTACAGCGGGTCAGCTCCGGCCACTTCCCGTCACTGTCGGGGGATGGCAGCCTTGAGCGGCCACGCTTTCAAATGTCGTGTTACGCCAGGTCATACTCGGGGGCCAAGACGCTTGCACACACCCTCAAGGCCACGATGAAAGCATCACAAATCATCAAGGCTATCTCCGACAACGAATCCGATATGTACGACGAACCGAGCGGCCTGTATCGCGTGGTGGTCGATTTTTTCATCTGGTCAGACATAACAGGCTAATTGTCAGCCTGCCTGCCGTCAAAAACAACAACAACTTAGCTGAAAGCAACTGGAAGCTTGCTAATTAACGAAAGGAAACAACGAAATGAGTGATGCAATTGCAACACAAGGGACACAGATTCAGCGAGGCGACGGCGCAACACCAACTGAGGCGTTTTCGAAGATTGCGGAGATTGTCAGCTTCACTGGCCCCGGCGGCCAAGCCACGGTTATTGACGTCACCAGCCTCGACAGCGCGGCAAAAGAAAAGCGCATGGGCCTCCCTGACGAGGGGCAATTCACCTTTGAGTGTAGACTTGTCCCGGGGGACGCTGCCCAGACGGGTCTGCGAGCAGATCGTGATGCTCAGGCCGAGCGTAACTTTAAAATTATCCTGCCGGATACCGCAGCAACCACGCTGAGTTTTGCCGCATATGTCTTGGCGTTTTCCATCACCGGCGGTGTTGATGACGTGGTAAACGCCTCTGTGACCCTGGAAATTACCGGCGCTGTGACCTGGAGCTAATATGCTACTGAACAAAGACCAGATTTTAACCGCAGATGATATTAAGCATCAGGACGTCAATGTCCCTGAGTGGGGTGGCACTGTCCGCATTGCTGTCATGTCGGCAAAAGCAAGAGACGCCTACGAGGCCAGTACAATCAAGGTAGTGGGCAAGCGGATCGAGCCAGATATGGTAAACGCGCGAGCTAAACTCGTTGCAGCTTGTGCGATCACTGAGGACGGCAAGCAGATGTTTACCCCTGCTGAAATTGAAAAGCTTGGGGCTAAATCTTCAACCGCCATCGAAAGGCTGGCCGATGTCGCAAGCCGCCTGAATGGTCTGTCGAATGAGGCCATTGAAGACACAGTAAAAAACTAGAAGCCCGACCGCAGCGGCGTTTTTTGTTCCATCTTGCGCTGCAGTTGGGCATGACAGTTAAACAATTGCTTGAACAGATGGATGCACAGGAGCTCACCGAATGGTGGGCTTTTTTTGTTTTACAGAAGAGGGTCAGCGACAAGCCCGACAACGTAGCAGACCAGATCAAGCAAGCCTTCCAAAACCTCCCGGCGAATAAGGCGTAAATATGGCAGCAACAATCGGCGCACTGATGGTTGATATCGGCGCGAACGTCGCCAGGCTTCAACATGACATGGATCGCGCTAAATCTACGTTCAGCCGGTCAGCCAACCAAATCAAACGCACAGCAAGAGTGATGGCCGGGGTGATCGGCGCCTCGTTCAGCGTGGCAAAAATTATCAGCGCCGGGAAGGATGCCCTGCAGGCTGCGGACAACTACGCCAAGATGTCCCGCGCTGTAGGCATATCGGTCGAATCCCTCTCCGCGCTGGATCACGTTGCTGGCCTGTCTGGCCTGTCATTTGAGAAATTGACCGCAGGCGCCAGACTTCTGTCAAAAAACATGTATGACTTTTCAAAAGGAACAGGTGAGGCAAAAATTGCCTTCCAGGGCCTTGGCATTGACGTTGTTGACTCAACCGGAAAGCTCAAGCAAGCCGACTCGGTCATGCTCGAGATCGCTGACCGTTTCACAAAAATGGAAAATGGCCCGAAGAAAACAGCGCTGGCCATGCGGATGTTTGGTGAGTCCGGCGCGGCCATGATCCCCATGCTCAACAATGGCAGTGACGGCATTCGGCAGATGATGGAAGAAGCCGAACGGCTGGGCATTGTTTTTGACACCTCAACAGCTCACGCAGCGGAACGGATCAATGATCAGTTCGACCGAATGAACAAAGCCATGACCGGCCTGCGCAATGGTGTTCTTATTCGGCTGTTACCAGACATTGAAAACCTGTCAAATATTATGTT